TGAGTCACTATAAATAGTATAGCTACCAGTCTTACGATCCATCATAATCAATTTGTCTTCTGAATCGATTGCAATTCGAACTTCTTTATTTAAAATGGTTTCATTAACCGATTTGGGTTTCATTTTCAATTCATTGAAATAGTAACCTAGACCAAAACCAGCAATCAAAGTTGATGCTACAATAGTAATGTTCATAAAGCGAGCAAATGCTGCTTTAAATTTTTCCTTGAACTCTTCTGTGATTAAATTTTTCATAACATTTATTTTTATTGTAAATATAATATTAGCTTATTATTAAGCCAAATTTAAGTTAACTTTTTTTAGGCCTACCTCGTTTGACAACAGGTGGATTTTTTAATTTACTAACAGCATTAACAATACGTTGACAATCTTCATATTGTTCTTCTCTAATATAGTAAGGTAAATTTTCTTCTAATGTCTCAATAAAGTGTTTTCGCTCAACAGTAATGTCATAAATTTCTCCCTCCTCTAAACAGTTTATAGATAAAACATGAACATGCTTCTTTTTTGAGTCCATATTATTTAATATACCATCTACAATAGCTTTAGCTATTCTAAAATCTTTATTATCAACAAGTTCTTGGAACTCATCTGAATTGTTAACTGTTATCTCTTTCATCATAATCAAAATAAGTTAAAGAAATCTGTTTTTATATTCTTCTCTTTTAATTTACTAAATTTTTCTTGTTCCTCCAAGCTTTTAGTAGCTAATTTTTCTAAATGTTTTTGTTTTTGGGCATCAAAATCATTAACAAGGGAATCATGTTTTTTATGTTTGCCCTTTTTTAGTAATGGTACTCGTTTCTTTTTCATAGGCGGGAGATAAATTCACTACCATCATCTAAAGGTTTAGGGTCATATAGTCCTAATTCTCTAAGGCGTTGTTGAGTATAATCATCTACTTCCCAATCAACTTTAGATTCATTTTTAACTAAATGATCTTCTAGACCCTCCAGTTGTTTGTCGCTAAATATGTCTCCAATTTGGAGGAAATAACAGTTATAACAAAGCATTTCTAGGTTATCAAGACGATAATGTTGTTTGTTACCATCTTTAAAATTTAAAATTAAAGGCATTTTATAATCTAGTAAACGATGCTCATGAAAACCACATGAGTAACATTCTTCCTTCATATAACCCTCTTGTAATAATCTATATTTAATTTTATTAGGGTTGAATGAGGATGGATCTAATCTACCTTCAATAATGTCTAATAAAGCAAAATCACGTCTTGGTTTACCATTACTTAAAAATTTAGGAATGCCTTTACCTGATTGGTTTTTATGTTGTTCAAATAAATTAGCATAACCAGGTTGTGTTGCCTCATATCTCCTAGCCCACATTTTGTAATGTATGTAAGAACAATTCAAATAGCGAGCTGCTGCTTTATTTGATTTGGTTTTAGCCATAGCAGCTAAAATCATTTCCTTACCAAGTGGTCTTGCTTTTGGCATTACTCTTCGTTTGGTTTTACTTCTCTAAATCCTGGAGGGATTTCTGTTTGAGTTTCATCAATAGGTTCAAATAATTTATTTCCAGTTTTACGAAGTTTATTTTCAGCTTCAACATAGGCTTTATAATCTTCATGTTCCAAATGAATAGTTTCAATCCAAGTATGATCACCTTCACCTTTCATTATTGTGACAACACCTTTTTTCTGAACACCTGAACAGCTAACACAGGTTTTAGCTGTTGGTAGGGCTTTTAATCTTCCTTCTGGAATTATGTCTCCACATTTAATACAATTCATAACTTATTTATTTTTTTCTATATTATCTACTCGTTTTAAAAATTCCCAAAGTTGTTCTGTTGTCTCAACAATTACATTTTCTTCAGTTTCATTATCATGGTCATTTAATTTAATGGCTACCACATTGCCTTCCTCATCATAACGGTTATATACCCACCATAATACAATGTCTGTTTTCCATTCACCGTATTTAATGAATAATAAATTTTCAATCATTATATAAAATGGTTCTTCATATGAGGTAATATTTAAGGCGTGTTCCTCTAAGGTTGAACTGCGCTCAAAACATTCATCTAATAAAGAAATAATGTCAATGAAAATTTCTTTTTCACTTAACTCTTTTTTCTTTTTTGATTTAATATTTACGTTTTTACCAAAGTTTTTCATAATATAGTTGTTACACCAAATATTTTTAAAAATTCTTTTAATGGGAGTTGTTTACGCTCAGCAAACAATTTAGCAGCTTGTAATCTAGATGTTGTAACTACACGACCAATTGTTTCTTTGTTTTTATCGTTTCTGTTATAAAATTTAAATATCATAATCTAATATACTTATGTTGTTGTTCTTCTAAACTATTAATAGTTATTTTTAAATTTCCAATTTGGAATGTTCCTGTATCATTTGTTTCTTTTACAATATCATTTAATTGTTGAATATAATTATAATCCTGTTGTGTTATAGTCTTACCATCAATTTCTACAATTACATCTTCACCATCATTAAACCATAAGCCTAATGATTGTTTTATATTAGTATCCATATCACCATGGATGATTAATTTTTTATTATAAACTACATTGTATGTTGATTTTCTAAACCCCCACTTTTTAACAAAGTTAAAATTAGATTCTTGTTCTATAGATTGATAGTCACCTACACGAGATGTTTTACTAACAAAATGATAAACATGAGCTGAACTAACTTTATGTTCAAAACCAGCTAGTTTATATCTTAAATGCAAATCATCATCTTCACAAAACATTTTAAAAGTATTACCATCAATACCAATATAATCCTCTTTCATACAACCAAAGAATAATTGTGAACCACCATCAACTAAACTTTCCTCTATATTAAAATCTAAGAATTTTTGATTATTAAATGTTTTTAAATCATTACCACAATCCAAAATAATTTTACCAGCATATATGTCGGGATAAATAGGAGGTTCAATTCTTGTGTAAGTTGTTATTCTTCCTTTTTGAATATGTTTATCCATAGTTTCAAGAAAACCAGGCTTAATAACCATATCATTATGAAGTAAAATAATTTTTTCACCTTTTGCTTTAGCAACAGCATTATTATAATTTAAACCTAAAGTAATACTGTTGTTTTCTTCAATAACTACATCAACATCAGGATAAATTTCTTTAATATTATTTAAAATATTAATAGTGTATTCTGTGTTGGTTTTATTTGTTGGGATGATTAATGATATCATATTAATATGTTTTATAAAAATCGTCTACTGATATAATATTTAGTAATTCTTCTCTATATGAGTCAAAATAGTTCCATTCTAAACATTTTTCTAAAGAAGCTTTATTGTAAAGTTCTTGTGGTTTTTGTTTAACTATACCCACTCCCCAATCTGTGTCTACTACTTTTATTTCTAAATTAGGTTCAGTACATCTAAGTTTAACTACTGATTTCCAAACATCTCCATTCCATAAGCCTGAAATTCGAGGAATAACCTGGTTTGTAAATTCAGGTGGATTACAATCATGTAATATAATAAATCCATTAGGCATTAAATGATTTAAGGAATTTTTTATATCTTTATCTACTTGATTTGAATGATGAAGACCATCTATAAAAATAATATCATACTTAATATCATGTCCCTTAATAAAATCAAAAAACTCATCAGAAGTAATAGGATAGTTAATTTCAGGAACATTCATACCTCCAACCTCTGATCCTGGTGAAGGATCAACTCCGTCTTTATGTATGGCCTTAATTTTTCTTATACAAAGCCCATCATTTACTCCTATTTCTAAATAGTTTAGAAAATTATAGTTTTTTATTAAATGGTTAATTAAATCCCATCTTTTAACTCCGTTAGGGTCAGCATAGATATCATTTGAATATTTTTTCATATTATTGTGCTTTACTAAATGCTGCGTAGACATTTTTTGGTATTATATTTTTTTCTTTTAATTGCTCAACTCCTTTATTAATATATTGAGGTAAATTAGCTTCAAATATTGATCTTTGTTCTTTTGCTCCTATTTTTATACTTAAAAAATCTTTATAATAAGAAGTAAAATCTCTATCTCTTAAATCTCCCATACTGTAATCTAATATAGTTTCTCCTCTTAAAACATATTGCTGGAAGTCAACATTATTTAGCTTAGTAAAATCAGATAACAACATTGAATAATAATCCCATGGGCCATATCCTGTCCAATCATCATGAATAGGACATAAGTTTTCATAAAACTCTTTATTATATATGTCAAACCATATAGCCCATTTACTTTTATCTACAGTTTCTAAAAACCTTTCATCTTCTGGATGGTTTATGTCTTTCATAAGATGAAAAATATCAAAGTCACCCCATTTATCATAAGGAACATCCATGTATTTTTTATTAGTTATACTATCCCATGTGCTGTCCCACATCTTATGTATTTCAGGAGTAACAACAAAATATTTATTTTTTACTAAACGAACGGATTCAATTAAGTAAGATAACAAATACTCACTAAAATATATATCAGGGCAAATAGAAATATAGTAATCAAATTCTTTACCATAAGCTATTTTTTGCATATCTAATAAACCATAGTTTTCATCTCCATCATAAATGATAGAGTTATGTTTATAGTCTTTTAGTAAAATAGCTAAATCATTATATTTTTTAATAAAAAATTCTTTTGGTAATTGACTATTGTCCCAATCAATGATATGGTTAGATAAATTTAAATGAGTATCAATAGTAATTTCTATATCTTTATTCAAATAATAAAATGATTTTTTTAGTTGGGTATATGACAGTAATGCAAAATCAATTTGCCAAGGCATAATTAAATAAAATAGTTTTATCTTAATCATAATTTACCGGTTTTAATTTCAGTTACTATTTGCTCAATAGTCAATTTTCTTCCTAAAATATTCATCTCATTTTTAGTAAAAGGTTTAATTAAATTTACCCAATATAAGAATTCATCTAAACTTAAAACATATCGAGTAGTGTTTTGTACATTAGGTTCTATTCCTTTACTTAGCTGAGATTTAAATACATTTAGTATAGTGTTTGGAGTTTTTACCCATTCACAAACTTCAATCCTCACTATAGTATAATATTTAAAATTATTTCTAATATATTCTTCTATCTCTATTTTATGGTCAGTGTATCTATCTTTTTTATAATAGACTCCTAAATTTGAAAAATAAACTATATGTTTATCTTTTGAAATTGTTTTAAGAAGATTAAATTCTCTTTCATATTCATTTTCATCCACACATGTACTATTACTTACCCCGGATGCGAAAAATACTAAGTCATTATTGTCTTTAAGGACATTAGCTATACTCCCATTACCTATTATCATATTAACTTATTATGTTTAAAAATTTGAGTTATTGTGTTAACTATGTTTTGTTCGTAATCTACGTAATCTAAAGCTAATTTCCAATTTTTTTCAATTATTTCTTTTCTATTTTCATAATAACTTTCATTTAGTTGATTAGTTATATAAACTAAATCATCAACATTATTAAAAGTTATAATACCATCCATATCAAAATAATCACCTATGTTTGAGCAACCCCAATATAAAGGAATAGTTTTAAGCAAAAAACAATCTAATATTTTTTCAGTAAAATATCCTCTGTAAGAAGTATTTTCAATCACTACTCCAAATTGTGAATTACCAAATATAAATTCTTTACCTAAACGAGCATCATCAATATTATTTCTGTCTCCATAGGTCTCATAAAACTTAGTAGGAATGCTAAATTCATTTTTTCTAGCGGTAGCTTCATGTCTTAAAGAATGACCATATGTTTTAAGTAACTTACCTTGTAAATGAGCCAATTGGAATGTTTTATCATGATTTTTATTATATTGATCGGGTTTAAGCCAAGTATGTCCAAAAGGTTGAAAAATAGCATTATCACAATTGTTTAATACTTTATCATTTTGAGTTAAAATAATAGTGAATATATCTTTATTTTTAATAACCCAATCATGTAATCCAAAGTATTCATTTGGTTCCTGGAATGCAATTATATTAATTGGAGATAATTCTTCTTGAGATTGAGGAGCAGTATCAATAAATAAAGAAAAATCTAAATAAGATAAATGTTTAAGTTTATCTTCAAAAATCTGTTTATCAAAGTGTGCTACTTTTAATTTCATAACGTATTATAAAACTGGTTTTGTTTTTCTTGTTTTTCAATAGTTTTTGGATGAATTAAAGCTAACTCATCAACTGCAGGCAGTACAGTGAAACGTTTATGACCTTCAATCACTTCATGAACCGCATTCCTCCATTTAATTTCAGGAACATTTCTATAAATTCGTGTTTGATAATCAGGCCAATTTACTCTTTCATTTTCATATTTCCAACCCCATTTTTGTATATGTTCTGATGTAATACCACTTACTGTATTAATTCTAGGAACATAATACAAATCAACTTCTGGATTGGCTTTAAGAATTTGAGGAAGTAATTCTAACATTTCAAGAGCTATTAATTCATCAGCGTCAATCTGAAAGATAAATTCTCCTAAACAGTGTTTTGTTAATTCATTTTTATATGAAGCAAAATCTTTATTTAAAGGATAAAACCAATGTTTTATTCCTCTATCAAGAATAACACTTACTACTTCTTTAGTATGATTATCCTGATCAATTTGGACTACGATTTCATACTCAGGTGATAGAGCACGTTCTTGAAGATAATCAAGTAACGTCTCTAACTCCTGATGTTCGTTACATACAGTGATTGCTAGGCTAATCATTCTGGTATAACTCCAATGTATGAGAGGGCATCCATAAATTCCTTTTCACTAAAGTTTTTTATAGTGTCCATATCCATTCTGAATTTATAATGTTCACCTGGTTTTTTAGGATTAGGGTATTTATGTTTTTCTTCTTCTTTAACTGGTACTGATTTTACTGCTGACCAATGCCAGTTAAAAGCAGAGGCTCCGTTAGCAAAAATCATTCCTTTTTCATGTAAGTTGATAGCTGATGGCATCCATACTTTACCTTTTTCATCTTTATGGAATAAATCTTTATAAAGTTCAGGTAGTATTTCTTTTTGTTGAGTTAAAAACTCTCCATCTTCAACCATTAATGAATTTGTTTGGAAACCACAACCATAACAAAAATAGGTTTTAATGTCTTGGTTTACTTCATCTACGTAACATGCGTCTGAGCCGCAGCGGTCACAAATTATTAAATTATCCATTTATCTTTTTTAATTTAGGTATTTCAATTTTTTTAAGTTGAGGTAATGCTAGTTTAACTTCTTTAGGAAACTCAGGAATATATTTAATAAGTAATTCATCTACTTTTTCCTTCATAGCATCCCAACTAAAATTATTTTTATTTTTACTAGCTAAGCGTTTAGCATTCTCAGTATAGTTTTTATAATTTTCAAAAACATCTTTTAAATAAAAACCAGTTTGACCAGGGTCTACAGTGAACCATTTTGATTCAGGTAACAGGAACTGATTTTTAGTGCTTGGATGAACATTAGTTAATTGACCTCCTAATAAACAAGTTAATTTAGAATCTAAGAAATCAATTTGGCCTGACCATCCAGAACAAATGATAGGTTTTTTAGTTAAACTAAATTCAAGCAATGGACGACCAAAACCTTCTCCTTTAGTTAAATTAACCATTGCTTTTACTTTTGGATGGTTATAAAGTTCATTCATTTCTTCATCTGAGAATTCACCATGTAAAAGATATATGTTAGGTAAGTTTTTAGAGTTTACTGTTTTCTTAATTTTCTTAATTTTCTTAAGAATTTCCTCTCTATCATAATAAGATGAACTTACTTGAGATGTTTTTAAAATTAAAGCAGGTTTATTCATTTTATTTTTAAACGTTTCAAAAAACGCTTTAACTAACAAACCAACATTCTTTCTATCCTCACCCATATCGCCTTCCATCCAATGTCCTACAAACAAATAAGCAAATTTTTCTTTAATACCCATCAATGAAGTATATAATTCACTTTGAGGTATTTTATCTAATATTTTATAAACATTAGTGTTAGCTCCTTCAAACAATACTTCAATAGGCTTTTCTATTTTAATAGTAGATTCTAAAACATTTGTTTGTTTATTTCTTTTTTCAAATACACAGTCTTCAAATACTTTTTTAGAGTGATTAGATGAAGTAAGAGTTAAATCCATTCTATTAATACCTTCAACCCAATCCCCAGGACAAATATCACTTTCAATACCTGCTGTAACTCCAATATTAAACTTTCCTATAGGTTGAAATTCATTTGGAACAGTAATCTGCATCCAAATATCAGGTTGTTGATGGTTTGTTGGATTAGTAATCATATGATTTAGTAAAAACTCCCATTCTAGATTAGATTTACAGAATCCAAAAGGTGTATTTCCCCATCGTTGAGATAAAAGTTTTACTTCATATTTATTAGTTTCTATAATAGATTTAACTAAATCTCTGCTTCGTGCTCCATACCCAGAGAAAGTATCAAATGGACAACTAATTACAAATAACGGTTTCATTTTTTTAATATAATAATTTATGATTAATAATTCTATCTTTAGCTTCAGTAGCATTAATAAGTTCAAATCTTTCTCTTGGTTGCCAAGTAGAAAATAACTCATCAAATGCTTCAATTACTCTTTTACCTTGAGTTTCTCCAGTAAATCCAGCTTCATTTATAGCCCATTCTCTACCTTTTAAACCTTGAACTTTACGTTCTTCAGGAGTTAATTTATACACATTCATGATTTGTTCAGCAGCGTCTTCAGGACGGCAAGTGTCATCCCAAATGTAAGGAGTTGGAGGTGAACCTACAAGTGTACGTGATGAAGGAAATACTGGATAGGCCCATTCTTTATGTTTTTTATAAGTACCTTTATGATTTGAAGGAATTTCTGGTGAAGGTGTAAACCATTCTCCATTTTCATCTTCAAATCCCATTTGATCTTGCATACCCCCAGTCACGTTTGCAATGATTGGGTTACCTGATAGAATTGCTTCTGTTAAACTTAATCCCCATCCTTCATTAGATGTTAATAAAATTTGACAATCTGTACTATTATATAACATATTCATATGGGTTGGATCAAATCTAGCATCAGTAAAAATGACATTATATTGATCTCCATTCAATATCAACTCAATAACAGCTTCTAAATCAGTACCATGATCACTTATTCGTTCAGTATGAAGTACCAACACACATTTTTTAGCTTGTTCAATAGGCAACTGATCAATAAAATACCTATAAGCTAACATTGTATCTGGAATTTGTTTGCGACGAATGTTTCTTGAATTAAAGAATAAAGCAAAATCATATTCTTTACCTTTAAATAAATTTTTCTTAAATTCTACTAATTTAGAATCCTTTTTATCTAATGGTTTAAAGACTTCATGATTCAGTCCATGAGGAACATATTTAATAATTTTTTTATCTGCTTTATCACCTAAAACAAGCTTATTAATATTTACTGTTTGTTTTGAAATACCCATCAGCAAATCACAAGCTTCATAATACGGTAAGTTATATAATGGTGCTGGGTAGTCATCCCAAATGTTTAGGTAAGTAATTGGAATTGACTTACGAATTTCATTTTCCATAGCAAACAACCAAACAAAGTAACGAGGATCAGTAATCAACATAATAGCATCTGGCTGTTCAATTTTAATCAATTGTCTTAAAATGTCTGAATTGCCATATTCATTTACAGGATACATTACTACGGATGAATCAGTTAGTCCGGTAATGTCATTTGTTGATTGAGATAGATCTAAACGTTGACCTGCTTCTGGATGTGTAATGGCACCTCCTAAATTAACCCAATTAAAATGTTGAGCAGTGTGGATTACAATTTCTTTGGCTACTGTTGCTACACCAGAAGTAACTCTAATGTCATCACAGATAAGCATAATTTTCTTCCTCTTATCAGGAGGTAAGTAAGCAAAACTTGAATTCATGTATTTTTTAGTTTTTAATTTCTAGGTTGTTGTGTGAATGAACTTTTTTTCTAAAATCTTCATCTGTAAGATACAAATGAATAGTGCGGTCAGCAAGTTTTTGTAAAGAAAATTTGTACTTAACACATGCAATCTTGAAATCCTCAAATAACTCACTCTGTACTTTCACAGAGGTTAATGTCATATCCTTTTTATTTGTCATAGCTTTTATTTTAATATCATATATAAATATCTACAGATTCCTTAAGATATACTAGCAGTACAAAGTTCTTTTTTATTTTTAAAAGGACAATACATGCAGTTCCATTTTGATGGGTTTGGTTCAAATACTTTATCTTTATATGAACCATCATGGTTAAATACTTCTTCTATAAATGAATTAATAGTGTTAGTTGCTTTACCCATTTTAATTTTACCACTAGCAGGAGTGTATTCTTGAATCCTAGATATTGGAAATGGTGATTCTTCCCATATTTTTCTTTTAACAATAAAAAATTCTATTTCAATATTGTCTTCAGGTACTCCAAATTGTTTACTATAAAACTTTTTATAAAGGACTAATTGGAGTTGTTTAGTTTCATCTTTTTTAGTTTTATCATCCCAACCGCTTCTAGATGTTTTAATATCTATAATTTTAAAAGTATTAGTTGGTTCATGATACAAAACAACATCCAAGTAGCCTTTATATAAGATAGTTCTAAATTCAGAATGAGGATTAAGTAATAGAGGTACTTCACAGCCCACTAAAAACCATCCTTGTTTACCAAAATACCCACTTCGTTTTTTCTTTACAAAATTTAAAATAGCTAAACCATCTTCATAAAACTCTCTCATTTCAACAGGATCACTAAAATGAACATTTTTATTAGATTTATAATCTTTTAAATATGTTTCTCTAAAGCGTTCCTCAAAATATTCTTCTAAATTAATTCGGTCCGCTTCAGCACCACTAATATTGTATATAGTTGTTATATAGTGTTGTATAACCTCATGTAGTGCAGTTCCGAATGTCATATGAATAGACTGTTCAGATGTATAATAACCGTCTCTATATTGTAAAGACCATTTACGAGGGCAAGACAAAAACATAGACATTTGACTATAGGAAATTGCTTTTTCAGTAGCATAATTAATTTCCTTTAGAGTATGTTGTTTGATTTGTTTTACAATTGCAGGTATTTTTTTCTTTTTACTCAAAACTTATTTTTTACCTTTAAGCATCTGGATTGTTTTCTCTAGATATAGAGCTAAATCCATTGCTTCTTCTTTAGCATGTTGTAGATAGTCTAATACAGATAAATCTGTTCTATCTAAAGTATTGTTATACTTGTTTTTACCCATCTCAGCCCTTTTAATATGCTCATCAATAACTGAGTCTACAATTGAGTCTGTTTCAATTATGGTTCTTGTTTTTGGATGTTCTCCTCTAAAACCTAAATCACTGTTTTTTGTCATTGGATTTCTTTTAATAACTTTTTAATTTCTTTTTCATCAATTCCTGATTTTTCAAGAATGTATTCTACTCCTTCTTTTTTAAGAATGTATAAATAATCCTCAGCCTCACCTAATGATATAGTGTAAAAATTAGCTACATGTTGTAGTAGTGAGTTGCTAGGCTTCTTTTTTGAAGTTTTGATGTATTTGAGGAAGACATTCTTTTTAGGTAACATAGAACAATAGTATTTATAAGTTTTTTCTTTATCAGGGTAGGGTATTCTTTGGCCAAAATTTGCAACCTCAGTGTATCCTTCATACATACTTACAAATCTATGAACCATATAAGAGTTAAATGACTCTTGCTGGTCTTCCGTAAAAGAAGACCAGGACGTTTTATTAGTGGTGATTTCTTTTAACCAATCAAATATCGTCACCGCCGTATTCTTTTCTTAATTCCTTAGGCAATGCTTCAAGTAAAATTTCTCCACTTTCTACATCATAAAATACAGGAATAGGAATAAGAGCATCTTCATCAGCGCCTACTACAAAACGAGATACTTTTCGAAGGATAACTCCTTGACTCCAAATTTTACCACCTGATGGTGTTTCCATTGATGTTGTCTTAGACAAATCAAAATTAAGGTTCATTTGATTATTTTTCATTTTCTTTATGTTTTTTCCATTCTAAATAAAATCCTACAGCAACTAAGGTATTCATTCCAAATGATGCTATAATTTCTTTAATATCATCATACACATTCATAGTTAGGTGAACATGACCTACCATCCAAAAAGGAACAGATAAGTTACTTGCTACCCAAAGTATAAAAAAGTGGATGAATTTTTTCATATTACTCTTTTACTTAAAATTAATGATAAAATTCTAGATATCAAAGCCATAATGTTTATTTCTTTATCAATTCTAAAATTAGCATGGTATTGATATTCTTCAATATGAATAATAACTTCACCCATACTTGTAGGAGCATATTTATCTACATTATCAAATAAAAATCTAAATAATTCTTCAAAATCATTAACACTAGAATCAGCTATAATCTGTCTAATGTTATTAAATGACTTTGTTGTTGGTTTGCATAATTCCATGAGTACTTGATTTTTGTAGTTACTAGACACTAATATATTTTTATCAATGACTACCTCATCACCTGTTACACCCATTTGAAGTGTATTAAGCATTTTACGTAGATCAGGATAAAATTGATTAATAACTAGTTTTAAGTCCTCAGCTCCCATCCCAACATTCTCTTTTTTAAGAATGTCTATAATATGATAAGCAATATCTTGTTTTGATGGAGGTACAATTTTAAGTACCTGGCAGCGTGATTGAAGAGGATCAATAATACGCTCAACATAATTACAAGTTAAGATAAATCTTGTAGTACGGGCAAACGTTTCAATAATGTTTCTTAATGATGCTTGTGCTTGGATTGTAAGAAAATCTGCTTCATCCAAGATAACAACTTTAAGAGGTTTAAACGAGGCCACAGATGAGAAGCCCTGGACCTTATCCCTAATAGTATCAATACCACGCTCATCGGAAGCGTTAATATAGAGATAATCGCAATTAAGATTATTAACAATAAGTTTAGCAAGAGTAGTTTTACCGGTACCAGCAGGGCCGTAGAAAATAAAATTTTGAATATCATTCTGTTCTAGGTACTTTGAAATAGTACCTTTAATTTGTTCATTTCCTACATATGTAGAAAGATTTTGAGAACGATATTTCTCAACCCAAAGTGTATGTTGCTTAGAACTCATAGTCTCCGTATATTGAATATTTCTTTGGTTCTGGTTCTTTAACTTCTACTTCATTGTTGAAAATACCATAAAGTTTTCCTTGAGCCAAATCTAAACGAAATGCTTGAGGTTTTGTAACTACGGCTTGATAATAAGCTTCTAATGCTTCTGTTAAACCATTTTGAACAGTATTAACATGCATTACTTGCCAACGATCACCAGGAGGGACACGTTGAGCAAATTCAATTAATTTTTCTTGTATTTCTGTTTTGCTCATAACTTAATTTGATCTTGAAAATATGGAATTAAACTCTCAATAGGATAGTTTATGTAAGTATGACCTGCTGTGGCCATACCTACATAAATCCTATCAGTACCAGGAATAAAATACAACGCTTTAACAGTAAGTAATTGACCGTCAATAGTAATAAGTTTTCCAATTAATGATACTGCGTCTTGCATAATTGTTAATTTACATCATTCCCATCATGTTGCCAAACCCTTCATCACCTTTCTTTTCTTCTGGTTTGTCAACAATAACAGCTTCTGTTAATAAGATAGTACCAGCTACTGAAGCTGCATTTTCAAGTGCTGTACGAGTTACTTTAGCTGGATCAATTACTCCAATTTCTCTCATGTCATGAAAATCTTCATCAAACAAATTGAATCCGTACCAATAATCACCTCCTGTTGCTCCTGATAATGCGTTGTAAATGTCTTCTAATTCATAACCAGCATTAGATAAAATTTTCTTAAATGGTTCAGCACAAACATTATAAACAATTCTACCACCAATACTATTAAGATCACTAATACCATTTCGAGCATGTAACAAAGCCATTCCACCACCAGGTACAATACCTTCTTCTAAAGCAGCTTTAGTTGCTTGAAGAGCATCATCTACTCGATCTTTCTTTTCTTTCATTTCCGCTTCAGTAAACCCACCAACGTGAACAACTGCTACACCACCAATAAACTTAGCCAAACGTTCTTGCAACTTTTCTTTTTCATATGGTGAAATTGCTTTTTCAATTTGATTGTGAAGTTCTTCAATACGGTCTGTGATTTTGTCTGACTCACCTTTACCATCTACAATAGTAGTTTCATCTTTACCTACAGTCACAACACGAGCTTGACCAAACCAATCCCAACTAAACTTATCCAACTTCATACCTTTTTCAGTACTGAATACTTGTCCACCAGTCAAGATAGCAATGTCTTCAAGAATTAGTTTACGACGGTCTCCAAAATCAGGAGCCTTAACAGCTACAACTTTCAAAATACCTCTTGCTTTGTTTACAATCAAAGTAGCAAGCGCTTCACCATCTACATCTTCAGCAATAATAACTAAAGGTTTATTTTGGTTAGATACAGCTTCTAAAATAGGCAACAACTCTTTTACTTGAGTAAATTTCTTGTCTGCGATCAAAATCAAAGCATCTTGTAAAGTAGTAGTCATTGAATTGTTATCAGTTACAAAGTAAGGTGATTTGTAACCTCTATCAAACTGCATACCTTCTACTGTTTCAAGATATGTTTCACCGTTTTTAGATTCTTCAATGAATACAACACCTTCACGACCTACTTTTTGCATCGCTGTAGCAATTAATTCACCTACTTCTGGATCGTTGTTTGCTGAAATTGTAGCGATTTGTTTAAGTTGTTCCTCATTTGAAATATCTTCTTTAATTTCATGACGGAGATGTTCAATTACTTCTTTTACTGCTTTATCAATACTACGTTTAATCTCAACAGCATTTTCACCATGGTTAAGATATTTAAGACCTTGTTTAGCCATTTCACGAGCCAACAAAGTAGATGTTGTAGTACCATCACCAGCATTATCAGCAGTTTTAATAGCTGCTTGTTTAACTAATTGTACTCCCAATTCTTCAATTGGATCTTCTAATGTGATTGATTTAGCTACTGTGACACCATCTTTAGTGCTTTGAGGAATACCTCCATTAGCAATAACTACGTTACGTCCATTAGGACCTAAAGTGGCTGTAACAGCATCAGCTAGTTTATCAATACCACTAATCATTTTTTCCCTTGCTTCGGGACCGAATTCTATAACTTTGCTCATATTAATCTTTATTTACTTTAGCTAAAACTTGATTTTCAGGACCCAGCCAATATTCTTGACCTTCATATTCCATTTTACTAAAACCCATTGTAGGCAATACAACTGTATCTCCTACACTCAGCATAGTAGGAATAAAAGTTCCTGTAGCTGAATAGTAACCTTTTCCAACTGCTACTACTTCTCCTAGTTTGTTTTTTTCATTCCCCAAGTCAGGGACAATAATGCCTCCATATGATGTCTCTTCAGACTCAACAGGCTTAACGATAACTGAATTATAAATTGCTTCTAACATATTAAAAATTAAACTTTTGTGTAAATGAATTAATTACATCACTATATTCATCAATATACTCTTGTAATGAGTCATATGATTTACTATTTACTTTATCCTTAGCGATTGATCTTAAAGCGCTTCCTAAATTACTATAATGACCTACAATTTTATTATAGTCTTTACCTGAATCACTATATCTAGTGTCTGGTGTGACTTTAATATTAACAGTCATACAGTTGTCATCCATAGAAATGAAATAAGGTTCCATAACAGGATCATTAATAAAACGGGTATATTCTTTTTCAGTACTCATAACATTAATATAACATTCTTTTTTTATTGTTCCAAACTTTCTTCAATAAGTGGTTGTTCATCTTCAATCACTTCAGCCTCTTCTATTAAACGAACAAACCAAAACATTCCATCTTTTCTAAATACATTAGTTGTATTTGTATAACCTTTAAATAAATTTGTATCAATTCCTGTGTGTTCAGGAATTACTCTAATGATGTGATACAAGTCATCTTTGATAGTAATTAATGGTATACCCATATTATAGTTCTTTAGCAATTACATAATACTCACTTTTGATACTTCCATTGTCAAATGCAAGTCTCATAATTCCATCTAAATTAATTTCCATAGTACAATTAGCAACATCTTTATTACAGTACATGATTTCTTTAATTAAATTAGAATTATAATGAGCTTTAAATTCATTAGGTAAATTATCAGTAGTGATATCTGGTAAGTAAAAAGATACCTTATTTGAGTATTCAATGTTACCTCCAAACATCATTTCTAATTGTAAATCACCATCAGCGTTTATAAACGGCTTAAATACAACTGTATCAGTATCTGCGAGTGCTGATTTTGCTTTGATTATAGCGTTTATACTTTCATTATCTAATGTGGCTTCAATATTGTATACACCATCACCAACATACTCTCCAGCCTTAGGAATAATCATATTATCAGCTAAAGCATAATTAAGAGTAAATTGATTATCAGCTACAATAAGTTTAGTAATTAACTTATGTTGTCTTATATAACTTAAATCTAAATAACCATTTGTAATAGACAATAATTTAAGTAATTGAGATGTATTACTGATTGAAATTGTTGCATCTTCTAATTCAAAATCATCACATGTTACTGTTCCGATCATTGAATTGTCAGGGGAATTAAATTTAATAATTAATTTACTATCTTGAATGTCCCACTTAACTTTTTCATTCATTCCATTCAAGTAATACTTGGAAATAATTGAAACTAAATCTAATTTATTAATCATAACTTATTTATTATATATATTTAAAATTTAAAGAATTTATTAATGTTACGGTTAAGCACTACAGCACCCCATCCTAAATCTGAATATAATGACTCTAATTTGTTCTTCAAAACTGAATCGAATAAGCCATCTCGGTCAATATATTTTTCTATAAACTCCATTAGTTCTGGAGGGTCATTATATCCATTAAATCCGACCACATCAATTCTATAGGGATTATCTTTTAAGTAAGCAATAAACATTTTATCACCTATTTGAAATGTAGGATATTTTTTATCTAGATTTTTAAATCTTAGAATATCATTATAGTAAATAGCAGCTTTAGTATTAATAGGACACTTTGAACCTAATTTAGAAAATACCTCACCAGCACGAGGTGGTGCTGCTAAATATTCACTCATTTTCTTTAAGCCAGTAGGTTTAAGAATTTTTCTCCAATCAATAGTTCTTAATTCAGTTCTAAAATCTAAGATTTGTTTATCAATATCAGTTTTAGGTTTACCAAACATAATTTCATTAATAATGTTTTCCCCAAACTTTCTAAATAGGGGTGGAAAATTAGATTTCATCAAATCTAATCCTTTAACATCCAATTCATCTACCGGTACACCTTCTTTATTAACAATATGTTGGGCGTATCTCCTCTTACCTGCAAAATAACCTCTATCAAGTACAACTTCTTGCTTTAGTTCAAAGTAATGAGTAGCGTCCTTTCCTAAGTTAAAAGCTGTTTTAGCAAAGTTACCAATAAATTCATTAGCCATTTTTTGTAACTCACTAGCTATAACTAATATTTTATTGATAACATCTTCCCTATTATTAAAATCAATATCAGGATGTCTAGCTATTAATAAGTCCTTACATTGAATAAACAATGAGTCTGTATCACTAGTAACAATATAATCTTTATGAATTTCATTACCTAATTCTTTATTTAAGTATTCATTCATGTTCCTAATACTTTCTTGTAATAGTCTTTGGCCTGATAAAGTAATAGCTTTACTAATAAATTTATTTCCATCTGTGTATCTCCAACCATTTTGAGCAAACACACCATAAACATCATTTAATTTAATTTTATAAGCATGTTGACGTCGGTCATAAAAAGCACCCATAACCGGATCATTATCTACCTTATATGCTTTTTTCATTAACTTCTTATATTCTTGTCGTTTAGCAAACCAGTCAGCTAAGATTTCACAAACCACACTTGATTTATCTTTTCTAAACAACACACCAGGAGCAGATACAATTAAATTATTTTTTTCAATAACATCAATAATTTCACTCACTGTTATTTCAGAACGAACTAAAGTTCTATTCTTTTTAACTTTTTCAATATAGATAATTTTATCAGGACTCATAGATTTAAGTTCCTGGAGTGACCATTGATTATCGTATTTGTCTTTATTTACAATCCTACCTACTAGTGTTTCAATACCCATATTAAGAGAGCGGATAATAGAAGGATATAGTGAGGTAAAGTCCAAGTCAATAACCCACTCATATAAACCAGGTGTAGGATCTTTTAAATAACCACCAGCATATTCTTCTTCTAATGTTCTTAAAGCTGGATTGTAAGTAGTTGGTTTATTAGGTGAGATAATTCCTTTACGTTTTAAGTAAGTCAAAATAGCTCCCTCATTCAACATAGTTGAATAATAAATAGCCTCATACTCAGTATGACATAAATGACCAATTGTAACTGTTAACTCAATAAACTTCATTCTGTTTTCAAGTTCAACAATAATCTCTACATCTCGTAAGTTATAATCAATAAATGTGTGAGGATCTTCTTTAAATAGTTTATCAAGTGAACCTTGATATTCTATTTTTTCTAACTTAGCATATTTTTTACCTATGTCTCCTAAACGATAAGATGGTTCTTGTTTCATAATATACTTTTTAAATAAAAGCATATAATCAAGATGATTAATACCTCCTAAATTAACTGGTTGGTCTGCAAATTGAGGGGTGAATTTAATTTTATTGATAGGAGATAAAGTAGCAGCTATTGTTTCACCTAATACTTTCTTGATACGATAATATAAATAAGGAATATCAAAGAAACCACTATTCCAACCTGTAATAATAGTAGGATCAAGTTCATACCATTTATCTAAAAATCCATGTAGTAATTCTTTTTCAGTAGAGTAAGGTATAACTTCTTTATTTTCTTCTTTAACATCCTTAAGTGTTTTATCTTTATCTAAAATCATACAATAGTATTTTTTAGAATTATGATCATATAAAGCAACAGCTGTTATTTCACCTTTAGGATCTTTAATATTTTCTTCAGTTAATGCTCCAGCAACAACACACTCAATATCTAAATAAATAATGTTATGAGATTTAGGAGTGTCATCTGTTTCATAATAGTGGTCTACTAAAAAACGAGTTAATTTATCAACATCTTTTTCATAGTACTTAGGATCTTTCCAATCATCCATCTTTTTGACTGGTGTTACTTTAGTACCTTCCAATGTTTCAAATTCACCATCAGGGTCTGCTTGATATAAGGTAGGCCAGTATTTAACTGTTTTAAATCCATCCCATCTATCATCTCGCAAATAATATTGTTTTTCGTCTTTATCGAAATATAGAGCTTGATACATACTATTAATATAACAAGAAAGGCTTGGTTGCCCAAGCCTATCTTTTCAAAAGTGTTTTAATTATTTTTTATAAGCAGTATTTAATCCTTGCCATTGACCATCATACTGTTCACCTACTTCTTCTACTCTCCAAAAGGCAATTTGAGCAATTCTAGCATCTTTTTCAATAATGATTGAATTATTAACAATCATTGTAGTGTTCATAACCTCGCAATGGAAACCTGGATCCCACCAAGGTGATTCAATTTCTGTTCCTGTACGGTATAAAGATGAACGGTGAGTAATCTTAGCAGCACAATCATCAGGCACTTTAATACCTTCATTAAATGTTACTGAGTAAACACCTTTTGATAGCCTCCAACAATCCCTACCATCAATTTTAATCAATGGTTGTTTATGATAAAAAGCAGGATCAATATGTGTTTTGTCTTTATAGACTACTGAACCAGCTGTAATCCATTCAATTTTTTGAACAGATAAGTCAATACCGATTTGAGCTCGTTTTGAAAACTCAGATTCGATAACATAATTTGAAATTTGATTTGAATTTAATAACATTATTTTTTTAATTTACTTAATATTTTGTCCCAAAACAAGTCTAACTTGTCTTTTCTTGCTTTACAACCACAATCAT